GTGTTCTGCAGGTGGTTGACGTATCCATCATCAACCTCGAGTCGGTCATGGCGAAGACGGTTACCGCTGCGGAAGCCGCGGATGTCTATGCCCTTGTTCAGTCCCTCGTGGATTCTTCGGTCGTCGAGGCCCTCGTGAAGGACCGCGACACGTTCTACTGAGGCGTACACGTGGGAATGACCGAATGCGCAGTGATTGTATTGCTGTGTTTTAATCCTCCTGAGGTGGAATTAAGAGGTGTGGTATGTCACAAGAGCCCAACCCCAGCAGTGATGCTGGCGGCTGCTCGAGAGATTGGATCTTCGAGCGCAACTTTGCCCTTCGCTTCTTCGAAGCTCTCGGGACCCCGACCGCAATTGGTCAATACCTCGTTCTGCGCGAAAGCGTATCAGGGGCTGAGATCAATTCGCATTCCATTGACCCCTCTCGCTACCAAGAACCGACGCATTTCGCTGAGGATTACCAGGTGGCAGAGCTGCTCAAGAAGAGTGTGAACGTACCGGGGACCTCTCCCGAAGGTAGAGAGAGCAAGGCTCTCGCCAAGTTCCTTGGCGCGGAGGCACGTAACGCCGAAACAAATGGTCGACTCGGGGTGGAACCCCATCCGTCGTGGTTTGGCGAGTTTAGCAAGCAAGTCCTTCTGATCCTCGGACCGTTGGACAAGCTTACGCTAAATTCGATCGCCGAGCACGGTGGGTTTGGACCTGGCGCTAACGTGGGAGTGCAGAGCCTCGGCTTGGTACCGAGCAAGAAATATGATGCCAAACCAGTGCTGACATCCGGGTTGTTGGATTTAATCCGTGGTGTAATACCCCCTAAGGTGATGGAGTGGCGGGAGTCCAATGGGACGCTCGCCGAGAAGCTTCGCACTGTTCCGGGGAACAAGCACTTCACAGTTCCGAAGAACTGGGAAATCAACCGCTGTGCCGCCACTGAGCCCCTCTGGAATTCATTTCTCCAGGCGGGTATTGGGTGGCACATGCAGCGACGACTCAAGCGCTTCGGTGTCGATTTGACCGATCAACGGTGGAACCAAGAGCTCGCCGCGTTGGCGTTCTTCTGGTACCTTGTTACGCTGGATCTATCTTCAGCCTCTGACTTGGTTTGCCGTGCAGCGGTCTTTGAAGCCCTCGCGTACAATGGATGTGAGGACGGCCTAAGGTGGCATCACCTGCTGAACAAGGCCCGTTCCGGCTGTATGACTATGCCAGACGGGACCTTGCGCAAGCT